CCGTACCAATTAGAAGAATAACTATACAACAAATAATTGTAAATGAGTGTTTCATTTACAATTAGCTTAGAAAAAATATAAGGTCTAAAAAATCGGCGTTTTAAATGTCCAAAGGTGTAAAAGCCAAACTTATTTTGGATCAACCTTTTTAAAAGGTTGAAAAAGGTTGAAAAAAAAGCATATAAAAATATAATTATGATAATATATAATCAATATAATATCATATGGACGTGAATAAATTATTAAAGGCATTAGATGATGAATCCAATGAAAATTTATTAAATTTTACAACAGATAAATTGAAAGAAATGAATCTAAATGTGTTAAAAGAACTACATTTAAAAAGAAACGAAACACTAGAACTTTTAAACAAATTAAGGAATTATAAATATGTCGATGAAATGAATGATTTGAAATATGGCACTTATTTAAGATGGATTCCGTTGAATGATCCTACAAACATTCATTTAACAAAAGGGGCGCTGTTTTGCGAAATGAAAATAACCGATGATGGTGTATTTATGGTTTGTAAAAATGTCGGATATAGTACGCGACATTTTAAAATTAAGATGGATGAAAATTTGATTTTTCAGAAATTAACCGATCAAGAATTAGTGCTTTTATCCGCACTAGATCATTTATCAAAATAAAATAAACGTGATTCCTTCACTTACGTTATCGCTTCGCAGAGGAATCTAGTCGCTTTCCGCTCTGCTTAAGACCTTCGCCTAGCGCTACGACTCGCTTCAAAGTCGAAGGAGTTCGCTTCAAAACCAAAAATAATATAGTTATGTAATAATAATAATGATAAAACGTCCAGCTCTAATAGTTTTAGACATAAAAAACTCAGAATTAAAAAAAGAGAATCCGAATGATGCGACTGAAATAGAAAAGAGGTTAACTAATTCTTTTTATGATAAAATTATTACTTCACCCTTACCACCAATTACGCTACAGAGTGTTGATAAAAAATATTATAAATAAATACATTACTTACTCTTTCCAATTGTTAACATTTATAACATCTAATTTATATAAACGTCTATTTTTATATAAATGTATATTAAATGGATAATATAAAATTTCCAATCAGATATTTACCAAACAAATTAACAAAGGATGATAAAACAAAACAATTTAAAATGTTAATGAAATCAAAAAAACTATATAAAAAACATAAATATTATACACGCAAAAATGTATCATCTTATACGCATAAAAAGTCAAATCATATATTGGATGCTCGTAGAATATATAATATAAAAAATGTTACACCGAATAAAGAATTGGCATTGAAAACCGGTTGTAAAATATCAGCATTAAATCATATTGTCAAAAAAGGAGAAGGTGCGTATTATTCGTCTGGATCAAGGCCGAATCAAACACCGCAATCATGGGGATTGGCACGATTAGCGAGTTCAATAACTTCTGGAAAATCTGCCGCAGTGGATTACGATATAATAGACAAAGGTTGTAATCATAAAAAAAAAGCATTTCTTTTAGCAAATAAAGCAAGACAAAAATATAAATACGGACATTCGAAAACAAAAAAGGCGATATTTACACCGTAAAATATGTATATAGTATTTTTATTTTAATTGCTTATGACTTTTCCAAAATGTATACAATATTTTGCCACAACTTTTTAAAAAATGTATACAGTATTTTGCTATACTTTTTTTAAAAGTATAAAGTATGCTTTATATAAATCACGAAAAGAAGGCAATTTTTATTCACATACCAAAAACCGGCGGTTCTTATATTGGTCCAACTCTAGTTAAATATTACGGTTTTATAAGCTATTTACATATTATCGCAAATCGCCGCCCTGATCACGATTTTATATGCCTAACAAATAGATTTAGAAAAGTACTCACGAATACTCCACTCTACGATAATTCATTTTTCAATAAAATAATAGGTATTTTGGTCTATTGTAAAACGAGCGATTTTTTAAATAAGGCGTGTAATATGACACTCGACAAATGGAATACATATACTAAATTTTGTTTTATTAGAAATCCTTATGATAGAATTCTCTCTGGGTGGAAACATATAAACATTATTTTAAAGAAAAATAACAATTTTCCAGAATATATATCTCAAGAGCAAGTATGGAATAAAGTAAGTGATATTGAATATGGTCATATATTTATGAGTCAAAAAACGCAAATACAAGACGAGAATGGTAGTTGTGGTGTAGATATAATTGGTAGATTTGAACATTTAGAAGAAGATTTTAGGCATATTTTGAGTCAAATTGGGTTTAACAAAATTCTACACGTGGAAACGAAACAAAATGTGTCAAATAAAAATCCGGAGGCGAAAATTGTATACGATGTCAACGCAATAAAAAAAATAAATGAATTATTGGCAGATGATATTGTCATGTTTCATTATAAAAAAATAGGTGTATAATTGTAGAACTCCTTCAGCTATCGCTTCCGGAGTTCAGTCGCTTTTCGCTACGCTTACAACCGGCGCCTTTTGCTGCGCTGAAGGCTTCGGATCGCTCCAAATGTTTATTTTTTATGTTTGCGCGTTTTTTTCGCATTACAGGAGGCGCAATCGCTAAAAAACCCAGGTATAAATTTACCCATTTTGATCAACGTTATATGCGCTTTATTAACTACCTTTTTAGTAGTTCTTTGTTTTTTGCCTTTATGATATTTAGTGACGCTTTTGTAACCTTTTCCATTTTTAATGGAAACTTTACGCACTATTTTTTTTCCACCCATTTGTGTTGTAATTTCGGTATTTTCATAGTTGAATTTATTATTATTATTAGTATTATTATTATTACTATTACCGATATTCATCCGTTTATATATATTATCCCAAGAAAATAATATATATTATTAAATTATATGGAGCCGCGAACAATAGTGCATTTATTTCACATATTGATAGTAGGTAGTTTATTTTTGTATGTAGGAATCAACCGAACAAATATACCTAAAATAATGTTCCCCATTTTACTCGGTTTAGGTATTATTATTATGTTATATCACATATTCAAAGTTTACAAATATACACAACAAGGAAAACCATATTGGGTAAATTTAATCCACATTTTTGTCGTCGCACCTTCATTGATTTATATTGGCTTAAATGGAGAGAAAACACATCGATATGGGTTTGAAATATTGTTAATGCTTGCTTTCGCAGCAATCGGATATCATGGTTATTATTTATTTTAAAAGCACTCTTTTTTAATCCATGTCTTAGTTAATACACTCTTCATGCTTTCTAAAGCGCCTTCGGTCCACCCTTGATTATGACTAACCACCTCACCTACCACAAGTATACCATTTGTAGGATGCTGGGCTTTATCAATAAAATCGTCTCGATTCTTGAATTTATCTCGTTGTAACGGTTTATAATAATGAGTGCCTATAGGCCAATAATAATCTTTAATCGCTATTAACTGTAATGAACCCTCTGGAATACCAAGCGATTGTTCTAACAATTTACAATATAATTCCCTATTCTTTTTAGTATTTTCAAGATTGTTTTTTAAGGCGATCGCGTTAGCATTATCACTATAAGCGATCATATAAATCCCCTTTTCCGGATCCATCGGAATAATTTTTTGGAGCGGTCCAGGAACAATAGTGTAATCTTTCACAAATTGCGCCATAATCGGAATCGATTTTTTCGAAAATTTGCCATATAATCTTAAAAAAGGCTGCCCTTCAATTTGGTCATAAATCGGATATTCCGGAAGTAAATTCTTAATACCGGTTATAGTAGTAGCAATAATGACCTTATTACAAGTAAATTTTACCCCTTTCTCCGTTTCCACCAAAAATTTACATGGCGAATCATTTATTTTAGTAATACTAGTCACGTCCATAGAAGTCTTTATACGATCCAACCCAATTTGATCACACATTTTTAATACCATTTTTTTCCATGGAACGTAAAATCCTGTCCAACAACACTTATTATCAGTCATATCGTAATAATTCAATGTTTGTGAAACATCCTCATTTTCATAATCGGTGTATCCGGCAGTTATTAAAAATCTCTTGTAAACATCTTCGCCGAGATTAGCCTGTGCGAACTCTTTGAACGTTACCGATGTTTTTTGGCTTGATTTTACCATATCATGATAATATTTGTGCTTCAAATATTCGATGATTTTATTTATATTTACTGGTTGTATCAATTCAGAAAAATGTGGTTTAAATATAAAATCAGTAGGACGAATATCTAATTCTTTCATTAAACGTAATAATACTTTATCTTTTGATTTTCTGCCGATACCAGCACCAGTAACGACTTGTGTTCCATAAAACATCTCGTTGCTTGCTCTACCACCGATCCATTGTTTTTTATGTTTTTCCAAAACAAGAAAGGATGTATCAGGTGAATATTTTTGAATATTATAAGCACTATATAATCCTGACATACCGCTACCGATTATAATTATATCAACATATTTAGAACTCATTCTGTTTTTTATATATACTTTGCACACTTTTTAAAAGTATATATAATTCTTTATTTTGTTATTTATTTTCGCATTTTTCTAGTTTTTTTGGTAGAAGAAGTCTTTCTAAATGTAATAAATTTTTTTTTTTTACATTGAAAAGTTCCTCTAGTATAGCCTTTTCTATTGAAAATTGTCTCGGTACATATTCCGATAGATCGCGCCTCATTTTTAGGGCTTATTTTTTTAATACATTTACATAATTTCTCGGCTAATATTTTTTCCGCAGCAGCCTTCAACATAGGTTTAGAACTGGGAATTGGTTTTTTATAATATTCTAATATTTTGATATAGTCTTCCTTATTTATTTTATTTGTCATGTATGTTCTTTCTTATATAAGTACACTAAAATAATTAAAAATGAAAAAATGAAAAAATGAAAAAATGAAAAAAAGAATGATAAAAAAGAATGAAAAAAGAATGAGAAAATATGTAAAATCTAAAAACTCACTATATATTAATAATGAAAATTGTCGTATTTGATTTAGATGAAACGTTAGGATATTTTACACAATTTGGTATATTTTGGGATTGTTTAAACAACTATGTAAAACGTATATATAATTATACTTTAACTCAGCGCGACTTTAATCACATATTAGACTTATATCCTGAATTTTTAAGACCAAATATAATAAACATATTGAATTATTTGAAAAATAAAAAACATACCAAATGTTGTCATAAGATGATGATATACACAAATAATCAAGGGCCAAAAGAATGGGCGCATCATATTGTATCCTATTTTGAATCAAAAATAAAATATCGCGTGTTTGATCAGATTATTTCCGCCTTTAAAATAAACGGAAAAAGAGTGGAAATATGTAGATCTTCACATGATAAGACACACGAAGATTTTATTAAATGTACCAAAATCCCTATAAATGCGGAAATATGTTTTTTAGATGATAGTTTCTACCCTGAAATGGCGAATGATAATATATATTATATCAATTTGAAACCATATTATCATGATTTAAAATTTGAAGAAATGATAGTAACATTTAAAAATAGTGAAATTGGGAAAATGATATTAAATAATGATATGAACGATGAAAATAATTATGAAAAACAAATGATCGCTGATTTTACAAAATACAATTATGAAATAATCGAAAAAAAACCAGATGAATATGATATAGATAAAATTTTAGGTAAACAAATTATGACGCATTTACATGTGTTTTTTAATAAATCTTCAAAGAATAAAAGCCGAACAAATAATCAAGGCAAGACTAGAAAACATATGGCGAATAAAAGAAATAAAACACTAAAACACTAAAACATTAAAACACTCGTTATAATTTAATCTCTTTATAGTATTTTTCAGCATCATTTTTAATCCTAATAACATAACTGTTTAACGCGGTAGTTGTCAATATAAATAATCCAGCACTAAATGCGATTTTTCTATCGAGATCAGTAAACGTAATATGTCTAAAAGGGTTAAAACGCCATATTAAAAATAAACAAATATAAATTCTGACATAATAGCCCATATCATTTAAATAAATAGATGCCTTGGATGACACCCCTAAAGCAGATAAAATTATTAAAATATAAGTTAACATTATAAAAATATTAAAAAAAAATTCTTGAAAATGGTGAAGTTTCATGTTCATGTTATATAACGTATATATTACATGAATAAAATATTTGTGGTTAACACGTAGTGCCTTTTTTTCAGCGATATACGCCTTTGTCTTCGACTATTTCAACGTATAAATATCGAGTGTTCTAGCACTCGGATCTGTTGCGTTCGTATATTTTGGCATCCAAAAATACGGAATAATGTCTTCGCAATGTGGGTAAAAACCGTCAAAATACATCTTATAATAATATTTTTCAGTTTCAATATTTGCCGGATATTTCTTGGAGGTTTCCATGCCTAACGTATTAGAAATATATTCTTGTAGAATTTGGAAAAGAGATCGGCCTTTAGAGCTTACGCCATCACTAAATGCCTCTTTTTTTCGCCAAAGTACCTCATTTGGTAAAATCTGCGTGCCCTTATAATTTTTAAAATTGGAAAGACTAAAACTATTACGCAGAAGAAATTTCTCACAACTGCTTTGTGGAGTGCTTCCATTATTATGATTTCTTATAGATGGTGGGATAGAAAGGTAATAATTTACAAAACTGCGATCTAGAAATGGCGTTCTCGGTTCCAATCCATTGGACGAAATAGATTTATCTGAGCGTAAAACGTCAAACAAATGAATGTCCTTTAATAGTCTGCGTGTTTCTTTATCAAACTCAATATCATCTGGACATTTATTCATATATAGATATCCGCCACAGACTTCATCGGAACCGTCGCCATTAAAAATAACCTTTGCCTGACTATTTTTTGAAATATATTTGGACACCAAATAATTACCAATGCTTGCCCTTACCGTAGTAGTATCATAACTTTCTATTTGATAGATTACTTCTGGTATAGCATCAAACATTTCTTTCTCGGTTACGAGCACTTCTGTATGTTTCGTCCCCAAATAATCGGCGACTATACGCGCGTATTTTAAGTCTTCTGATCCGGCTAATCCGATACTATATGTTTCTAGTTCTTGATGGTAACCATTTGTCTTATAGAAATTATCAACTAATGCGGTAACGAGACTGCTGTCTAGGCCTCCGGAAAGCAAACATGCGATAGGGCGTTCCGTTGTTAAACATCGTTTGATTACCGCGGAATTTAAATAATCCACCACTTTTAAAGTATCAAATGGCGTAAAACTATATGAAAAGGATGGGATAAAATAGGGGATATATTCTTGAACCGGTTGCCAAACTCCTTCATTGCCCATATTAAATACGCTATATGTGCCTGGTTTAAATTGTTCTATATAATGTTCGGATCGATTCCTATTATAAATCTCAGATAAACATTTCAGTTCAGACGCAAACCCAAATAAATTATTATTATTATTATTTGAAATTGTTGAGAGTTTCACATTTTTTAGATAATAAATAGGTCGCACTCCATATGGATCGCGAGCAATATACATTGTATTATTACGAGTATCATATAAAATAAACGCGAAAACTCCATCTAGCATTTGTAGAGTTTGTTCTATTCCATATTTCAAATAAAGATGAATAATGACTTCACAGTCGGATCCAGTTTTTGGAGTAACGCCCATTAATGTATATAATTTTTGATAATTGTATATCTCGCCATTACATATTAAGACTATATCATTCATACTGAATGGTTGATTAGACGCTTCATTTAGACCGTTAATTGCCAATCTATGAAACCCCAACAACATGTTTGGATAAGATGCTTGTAATGTAGAAAATTCAGGGCCGCGATTATGTCCTTTCATAAATTGGTTATTTATTACATCCATAGATATTGTTTCGTTATTAAGAAGAGCAAAGATACCACACATAGATTAGTAATATTATATGTGTGTAACCCTTTATATACATTATAATCAATGATTTTATTATTCATATTTATATAAATTTATTATACATTTTTTATAAAATGGATCATTCATATTTATAAAAATATTATATAATATATATTACGATGAATAGCGAATGTGTATCACAAATTCATGAACAAACCAATACAAGAATATATAATAGAAATATTCCGTCGCAAATGTTACAACCTTATTTAGACGTGAGACCAGTGATGACAAAGTATTCATATTTGCCTATTGTAGATCCTCGAAAGGAATTAAATGTGAAATTAACTCAAATGCCAAAATTTAATCCTCATACAAAATTTAACCCTGGAAATACGCAATCGCCGTGGTCTGGGTTTGCGTCAAGTATTAATGTGGAATCTGAATTAAGAAACCAGATATATGCTTTACAAAAATGTAGTCAAGCTGTGTATGTTCCGAATAGTAATAGTGATTTATATAATTTTAGTTTTCAGCCACAGAATGTAAGCTCGCAATCACACTCATTATTATTCGAAAAAGAACACTTTAGTGAATTTAATCCTAATCCGGACACCAAAATAGTAGGATCTGGTATATTTTTTAATTCGACTAGAACGCAAGTAAGAGATTTAACAAAACAGACATGTTAACTTGGAGCGATCTGTAGCCGAAGACGGAGCGAAAAGCGCCTGGAATCCGTAGACAGTAGTCGAAGGATTCCATTTCTAAAACATATAATGATTATTTGGTTTAATATAAATAATAATTATATAATATAAATGCCACTTATATTTAGTTATAATGGAACTAAAGCGAATATATCAACTCAGATTGATTTAATTAATCCGGATTTATCTGGTAATGTTACAGCGCCTACATTAAATGTAGATGTTAGTGACAATCGTGTTGCGACAACTAAATATGTTCAAAACATTACTGGTTTAAAAGCAAATATATCTAACACTGACGCAAGTTTTAGTAATTTATATGAGATTGTTAAAAATAACCAAGCTAAAATAGACGCTAGTTTTAATAATATATCAGTGTCTATTACAGATAGTTTTTCTACTACTTACGCGAATAAAAGTGTAACCGATGCCAGTTTTTCAAACTTATCGACTATTTATGTGAAAAAACAAGCATTTGACGCCAGTTTCTCAAGCTTAACTACTGCAGTTACTACTAACAAATCATTAACTGATGCTAGTTTTTCAAGCGTATCAATTGCATTTACTACTAACAAATCATTATTTGATGCTAGTTTTTCAAGCTTAGCAAGCGCGGTTACTACTAACAAATCATTATCTGATGCTAGTTTTACAAGCTTAACAACTGCTATTAATAATAAAACCTCCTTATCTGATGCCAGTTTTACAGATCTATCAACTGCGGTTACTACTAACAAATCAAAATTTGATGCAAGTTTTTCAAACTTATCAACTACGGTTACTACTAACAAGTCAACATTTGACGCTAGTTTTTCAAACTTATCAACTATTTATGCGAATAAATCCTTAACAGATGCCAGTTTTTCAAATTTATCAACTGCGATTACTACTAACAAATCATTATCTGATGCCAGTTTTTCATATATTAGTAGTAACTACAGTACAAAAACTGAAAATCAGACTTATATTAATAATTCAATAAGTAATTTGATTAACGGTGCGCCTGATTCATTAAATACCTTGAAAGAAATTACAGATTACTTAAATAATAGTGCTGCTGTCACTACAAATGTTGTTTCAATAATTACACGAATCAGTAATTTAGATTCTAGTTTTTCAAGCGTAACAACTGCGGTTACTACTAACAAATCCGCAAATGATGCTAGTTTTTCAAGCTTAACAAGTACAGTTACTAATAACAAATCGTTATCAGATGCCAGTTTTTCAAGCTTAACTACTGCGGTTACTACTAACAAATCATTATCTGATGCCAGTTTTTCATATATTAGTAATAATTACAGTACAACAACTAGTAGTCAGGCATATACTACAAATTCAATAAGTAATTTATCAACTCTTTATGCGAATAAATCCGCAACCGATTCCAGTTTTTCAAACTTATCAACTGCTGTTACTAATAACAAATCGTTATCAGATGCCAGTTTTTCAAGCTTATCAACTCTTTATGCGAATAAATCCTTAACAGATTCCAGTTTTTCAAGCTTATCAACGCTTTATGCGAATAAATCCTTAACAGATTCCAGTTTTTCAAGCTTATCATCTACTATTAATAATAAAACGTCATCAGACGCCAATGGAAATACAAGACTTGGATTAAACGCATTACAATCGAATACAACTGGTAAAAATAATGTGGCACTAGGGAGTCAATCATTATATTCGAATGTATCAGATAGTTCAAATACGGCAATTGGTTTTGGCGCATTATATAATCACACAGCCGGAAATAACACAGCGATCGGTTCTTATGCGTTGTATTCGAATACAACTGGTCAACAAAATACAGCAATTGGTTTAAGCTCATTATTTAAGAATACAGATGGTCAGTTTAACACCTCAATTGGTTCTAGCGCATTATTCAATAATACATCTGGTATAAATAACACCTCACTTGGTTATGCCGCATTAAATTCAAATACAATTGGTTCTTCAAATACGGCAGTTGGTGTAAGCGCATTATATACGAATACAACTGGTTCTTCAAATACGGCAATTGGTCAAGCCGCATTATGTTTGAATACAACTGGTCAATCAAATACGGCAATTGGTTCTTACTCATTATATTCAAATACAATTGGTCAAAATAATACCGCAATTGGATTACAAGCATTAAATTCAAATGTATCAGATAGTTCAAATACGGCAATTGGTTTTGGTGCATTGTATAATCACACATCTGGAAATAACACCGCGATCGGTTCTTACGCGTTATTTAAGAATACAACTGGTTCTTCAAATACGGCGATTGGTTTAAGCGCATTATTTTCGAATACAACTGGTTCTTATAATACGGCACTTGGTTACCAAGCATTATTAAATAATACAAGTGGTCAAAAAAATACAGCAATTGGTTCTAACGCATTACAATCGAATACAACTGGTCAAAATAATACGGCAATTGGTTTAAGCGCATTATATTCGAATACAACTGGTGAATCAAATATAGCAATTGGTACAAACGCGTTATATTTGAATACATCTGGTCAAAATAATACAGCAATTGGTTTAAGCGCATTACAATCGAATACAATTGGCACAAATAATACAGCACTTGGTTACCAATCATTATTATCGAATAAAACTGGTCAAAATAATACGGCATTTGGTGTACAATCTTTATATTCGAATGTATCAGATAGTTCAAATACGGCAATTGGTTTTGGTGCATTATATAACCACACATCTGGAAATAACACCGCGATCGGTTCTTACGCGTTATTTAAGAATACAACTGGTTCTTTAAATACTGCAATTGGTTTAAGCGCATTATTTTCGAATACAACTGGTCGACAAAATACTGCAATTGGTTATCAATCATTACAAGCAAATACATCTGGTCCTTATAATACGGCAGTTGGTTGCCAAACATTATTAAATAATACAATTGGTGAACAAAATACCGCGATTGGTTACCAAGCATTATATACAAATACAACTGGTACTTATAATACAGCAATTGGTAACTTCACATTATATAATAATACAATTGGTCTACAAAATACGGCGCTTGGTTATGCCGCATTATATTTGAATACATCTGGTCAAAATAATACAGCAATTGGTTTACAAGCATTACAAGCAAATACAACTGGTACAAATAATACGGCAATTGGTTACCGAGCATTAAATTCAAATGTAACTGATAGTTCAAATACGGCAATCGGTTACCAAGCATTATACAATGCTACTGCAGCAAATAATACGGCAATTGGTTGTCAATCATTATTTAAGAATACAACTGGTCTAGCAAATACGGCAATTGGTACAAGCGCATTATATGCAAATACAAGTGGATATTACAATACGGTACTTGGTTACCAAGCATTATTAAGTAATACAACCGGTTACCAAAATACATGTATTGGGATGAATAGCGACGTATCAAATAATTATTTTAATTCCACCGCAATCGGATATAATGCGCAAGCTCAAGCAAGTAATACAATTGTATTAGGAGATAATAATATTACAAATCTAAAGTGCTCCGGCGCGATCACATTCACTAGTGACGCACGTGATAAAAAGAATATCGAAGATATACCTCTAGGGTTAGATTTCATAAATAAATTACATCCAGTAAAATTTGATTGGAATATGCGTGATAATGGGAAAGTGGACATTGAAGAATTTGGTTTTATTGCGCAAGAATTACAATCCGCACAATTAGAAATGGGAAAAACGGTGCCAAATTTAGTATATGATAAAAATCCAGAGAGGCTAGAAGCGTCATACGGAACATTAGTTCCAATATTAGTAAAAGCTATACAAGAATTATCAACTAAGAATACAGAATTAAGTGAAAAAATAAGTATATTAGAAAATAAACAATAAACAATAAACAATAAACAATAAACAATAAACAATAAACAATAAACAATAAACAATAAACAATAAACAATAAACAATACATATAAAATCCATAATTTTAAAAAAGGTATAATAGAATATAGAAGTATATGTCTAACTCTCCAACGAATCCTTCCATCGAGTCTTTTTTAAATAAAGTAACTTTAGATTGTTTGATAAATAAAGATCAATATAATAAATATGTATCAAACACCATCATAAAATCCATCAATCGTAAGGATAAAAAATTCTACCGAAAAAGAATATATAATCTAGCAAAAGAACTGTTACTTTCAAACGAAGAACCGCAAAATCTAATGCCAGACGTTAAACACGCGTTTGATAATTTTGTAAACAGTTGTATACATTATTTTAAAATAATTGATAGAAGTGATATAAATCAAGAAGAATACAAATTATTAACAACGACATTAAATAATATACCAGAATTAGAAGTAGATGATAATATTCAAAATAAAGAAGACGCTGATAAACTATTAATGCGTTCTATAAAAATAGAGGCACCTTCTTTAGATCAATTTGTAAAAATAAAATACACCAAAAGGCCAGAAGACATGTTTTTACCAAAACAAAAAGAGATCGATTTAAAAGATCCTGCTCTAAAAATAAAGGGAATTTTAAAATCTGGAAAAAAGAAAAATATCACTAATAAATATGATGAAAAAAATAATAAAAACGAGAAAAACAAGAAAAACGAGAAAAATGAAGAAACAAAAGAGGAGTCCTCGACATAAAACGATAAAAATGAAAACAAGAAAACAAATAGGCTCATCAACTAGTAAAAAAGCTATCTCTATCACTATCCCTTTAGAAAAGGTAAATTGTAGTCCAAAGGATAAAAAAGAAATGACAGATTTTAGTTGTTATACAGCAAAATCCCTATACAAATTACGAGATTTATGGAATGCCAGACACCCAGACGTAAAAATAGAATCAAATGATCCAAAAGAAATACATAAACTATTAACCGGATATTTAAGCGATGTTTGTAGTAAAGAATCGTGTTGGTTAAGGCAAAAAGGCGCGTTTGGGCCTGTAAGTAGTGATATGGCCGATTCATTCGCCCCAGAATCACCAAAAGAATGGGCAAAAAATCCCAACGAATGGTTATCTAGTGTTGATATAATGAAAGTGATGAAACAATATGAAAAAGCCTACAAATGTTTCGATTTTATAGGTCCTTCCCCAATTGATTTCGACACTAGAAAATTGTATGGTGAATGTGTCTGGGACGAATTGTGTAATTTTAATTTAGCTGACCAAATAAAAAATGGGAAAACCAAAATTGGTATTATTTTTAATACAGATCCTCATAATAAGCCAGGGCAACATTGGATTTCAATGTTTATCAATATTAAAAAGAAGCACATATTTTTCTTTGATAGCACCGGTGATGGAGCGTCAAAGGAAATTATGACATTGGTAGATCGTGTAACCGAACAAGGGCAACAATTAAATCCAAAAATTCAATTTCAATTTGACAGTAATAAGGGTATAGAGCATCAATATGGAAATACCGAATGTGGTATATATTCACTCTTTTTTATTGTTCATATGCTGGAAGATAAAATGACGGAACATTATTTAAAAACGCATATTTTGAAGGACGAATATATGCAAAATTTCAGAAAAGTGTATTTTAATGATTCGCTATAAGTATATAAATATTACCTTATATACTTATATACTTTATAAGTAATGTCTACAGCCGATTTTTTAAAAAACGAAAATATAGAATTATTATGGGAAGTGTTAATCGATGAAGGCATTTTAAAGAATTATACCTCGGAAATAGTGGGGAAAATTCTACATGTTTTTAATAATAATATAAGTGGATTTTATGAAAACGAGAGAAAAAAGACAAATAATTTAATCGATTTAAATAAAAAATATGTGTTATTGATATTACAATTTATCAGTAAAAATTTTCCATTACAAAAGAATCCTTCGAATTATACTCATAATAAAATACAAATACACGAAGAAACCAAACCTATCGTTTCAAACGCAAAAGAACCAATTACTTTTGAAGAAATACAGAAAAATAAGATGAGCCAGTTTGAAAAAGATTTGAATCTTAGACAACAAGAGTTTACTAGCGCAATGTCAATTCCAGTTCCAGCTAAACCAGACTTTAATGACAATTTAAATGAAGGGCCTATAGGTGAATTAGATGAAGTAATTAAAAAAATGACTGCTCAGCGTAATTATGACATTGAGCAAATAAATAGAAACAACCAAAATAAAAATATGGAGTCGGATACTTGGTTAAAACCTACGGAAACATCTATAAAAAATGAAAAATTGAACCCTCCATCTTATAATCAAAATCAAAATCAAAATCAAAATCAAAATCAAAATCAAAATCAAAATCAAAAACAACAGTCTAGTCAAAAACAAAATCAAAATAATAACCAGTTTAAACATATAAAAATAGAAAATCTACATCTAGATAGTAGTGTATATAAAAACCAAATTGTGGATTTAAGTAAACTAGATCAACCAAGCCCAAAAAAACAAATATCATGGTCCGACGATCAAGATACCGCATTAGAAAATAGTATTTTTAAAAAATTAAAAAAAGTAGAACCCTCCGATAATACACATATAAATGAAAATCAAATAACAATACTCCAAGAAGAAGTGAAACAATTAAATCAAAAAGTCGAAACTATTAATAATAATATTACTACTATATTGAGCTTATTAGAGAAAAAGACTAGCGACAGTATGACGTAGAGGAGTGTAAAACAAAAGTGTAAAATAAAGTTTTTTTTCTATTGTATGTGTAAATGCACTGGACGGATATGGATCATTCGTTTTGTGAAGAACATCTATTAGGGCTTCCAGAATACTACAATTCTATATCTTCTTTATTTATTATTTATTTCGGTATATATGGTCTAATGAATTTACATAATGATTTATTCACAGATATATTATTTGCGAGTTTGGCTATTGTAGGAGTGGGTTCTACAGGGTATCATTGGTATGGAAATATAGGGTGGGCATTATTTGATGAAATGCCGATGATTATTACTGTTTTTTCCGGCATTATTTATGCGGATAATGTGTATTTATTAACATATAACAAAAAATATAACAAGGAAGATAGCAATGGCAATCTTGATCTACGTTTAAAAAACGAGAGAAAATGGAATACGACTCAATTATATAACAAAAAAGGAAGATTGTTGATATATTTAGTTGGTATGTATATATTCATGATATGTAACGTTATGTCAAATTATAGAATGATTTTTCCAGAATTATTCACATGTGTGGTATCATTTTTATATTATAAAATTTATAATTTAATATTATTATTAGAACCATCTTTTCAAAATCAAGTAAAATATAAGACGTATAATTCATTGCTTACGATTGTCATAAGTGGTATCATTTGGACATTTACTGAAATATCGTGTAAATATGTAAACTATCATATTTTATTATTAGGGCATCCAATGTGGCATTTTTTTATAGGACATGGATTTTATAATTTAATTCAAATCGTGTATTTTATAAAATTACATAATATAAATAACGATAAAATACAAAACGATAAAATACAAAACGATAAAATGATAAAATATAATAACATGTATTTACTGAAAATACAGGCATCTACAGATACAAATATTGAACTAATATAAGTAAAATATATTTTACACATGTAATATTAGAATGTATAGAGTGCCGAGTTTTGATACTATTTCGGATTATGGTTTAGATAGTTTAGATAATTCAAATAATTCAATATCCAATATAGATCTTTGTTCGATTTGTACGGTATCAATAAAACACAGAAGAGTCAGTTGTGCAAAATGTAAAATACAATGGTGTGTAAATTGTTATACAACGATGGTAACTAGATCAAATATGAAATGTCCAAATTGTATAATGCTTCAGCGTCAGCTTCAGCAAGAGCAAGAGCAAGAGAAAGAGCAAGAGCAACAACTACATATTTACCTGTAACATTTATTTCTATCAAGACATAGAAATAAATCATAACTCCTTTAACTATCACTACGTAGAAAAACGAGTCTATATTTGTTTAAAAACCTGTTCTCCTTTTTCATTAATCTCCAATGTGCCAATTTGTAAAGGAATAATATCCGCATTTTTAACAGCTTCCTCGTAACTAACCTTATCATATATATTCAATAATTTCTTACTCATTCTACGATACACATAATCCACACCATTCAATTTAATGGGTTTACCCTCCCATTCTATTTTTGTTTTATTTGCTTGAACCGTAGTATCGTTTTGTTGTTCCGCATAATCAGGCACATACGAAAACTTATCATTCGTGGTATCACCAAAGTTCACACATTTTCCATTTGAATAAATATAACAATCAAATGCGGATTCCTTGATAGCATCCGTTAATTGAGAAGTTACATTTGATTTTATTTCAGATATTTCATAAAGATATTGATCACTAGTAATTGGTTGTTTCGGAATGCCCTTACTCAAATCCTTTCTCTTGAGTTCGATGGCGTCATCCGACTTTAATTGTTCCGGAGAAAAAATCATTAAATAAACAAACACTTCGACAGTTTGTAGGGCGAGAGGTAATGCTTTATGACTACAAATGCGTCTAGCACGTCCAATAACCTGTTCAAGACGAACTGGATGCCAATAGGGTTCCATAATGTGAACAAAACGCGTATTTCGCAAATTAATACCTTCCGACCCAGACGAAGTAATCATAAGGACCTTGATAATTTCGCCCATATTGTTATTATGCGAGATTTTCTTCAATTCGTCGGCAATATTTTCAGGAATTTGATCCCATTCCCCATTATAAATATGACGGATCATTTCTTTTTCCTCGGTAGTTTCTGTGCCAGTATACAAAGCATAAGTGGGTTTACCTTTATTGATTTCCGAAATATCAATTTCCCATACTCCAATACTATTTTTCTTAATTTTAAATCGAGTGAAGCCGTTCTTATCCAAAACTAAACTAAACACACCTACACCTTCGAGTGTTCTAAATTGACTATAAATTAAATGTAGTCCAACATATTCAGGATCCTTGATATTTTCAAGCATGTGTAAAAATTTGGGACTATATGTTTGTAAAGCCTCAGGTGTTAAAAAATCGTTTGAGTTTTCTTCGAGATGTTTTGCCGCTGCTGTCAATCTTTCTTGGTATGTTATGCCGCCGATTTTATCCAGAACCGCGTCGCCTTCAAATTCTCCTTCTTCCGCGTCAGTCATATCCTGTCTTCCCTCAACACGTCTGGCTTCTTTTAATAAATCCGCCAAATCTCCTTCACCCTCTTTATCCCCTTCCTTTCCTTCCTTCCCTTCTTTCCCTTCCTTCTCTTCTTTCCTTTCCTTAGGAATACCAATTGTTTTAGTCTTACCCTCTCTTTCAGGCACAGGCCTTTCAGGCATAACAAAATTACAAAATAAACGAGAAAATATGCGGTAAGTAGAGGACGGCTCATCAAATATATCCGTTTTTGCCGGAACCTTTTTCTTTGATTCTACCTTTCTCTCTTCTTTACGAGCGCTTTCATAAATTTTAAATTGAAAATTACTCATAGGAATTCGAACAATATGATAATCAACGCCCAATGTTTTATTATACCTTGGAAGCAAATTCTCCTGTGCACTTCTAAAATAAGACGATAACCCAATAATACGGCGTTTTAATGCGTCCACATTTTTAACCTTTCCAGTGGTTTCATCAATATATCGCGTATAAAATGCGGACAAATCATCCGGCAGCGCCTTTTTATTTCTAATTTCAATTCCGTCAGGTATTACTTCGATATCATTTCTTTTCAAAATACTGAATATTTTTCGTTCAAAATCATCATCGCTTACAAAATCCGATTCAATAATGGAATCGCCAGTCTCAGATCTTTTAACATTTGATACGCCTTGATACCCAGTATCCTTTTTAATTTTATTTTTGAACCCAAATGGGTTCCTAGTCACAGTTAATATTTTACTGGATGGCGAATAATCCAAATAATCTAGTGATTTCTCGCCCAATAGCATTTCTTTGAGAGCTTCTTTATCAATTTTGTTAGAGGTTTTCACATTTAAAGGTAATTTCCATGTTTTAATATACCCTCTCAAAATATTAAAAAGTATTCCAAATTCATTCGGATAATTGATAACAGGGGTACCTGATAATAGCACGATTCTCGCATTATTCGCACTTAACAAATATTCGTAAATCTTTGTGGACAAATTCAATGGCGCGTGTTCTTTCTCTCCTCTTTTGGACTCCTTGATTGGTTTTTCCTTTTTAATTTTATTGACGATTCTACTTATCAAATTATGCGCCTCATCAATAATAACCACCGCGTTATCAAATAGATTTTTCGTAAAACCGGAAGTCAGCTCTTCCAACCGTTTTAAACGCAAACCATTATAATTAATGAACGTATATTTACTTTGGATCATTTCGTTTAATTGATCATCCAATGTTTTTTTACTAATATCTGATAGATCATTATAATTCGTTTTTTTCTTTATGTTAATAAACCATGCACCGCGATGTCTGCGAATATATTCTAATGGTAGATTTAATATAGCCGACATGGGTTCCGCGGCTTCAGGATTCACGTCTGTGGATATCCATTCCCAATACTGGTTCTTTTTATACATTAAATCGCCAGCCTTTTTAAGTTCTTCTATATAGTTCGCACGTAAAGAGGCCGGTGTCATAATAATTACGCGTTTTGAATCTTTCATACCTTCCGCAATAGCAATAGAAGTGGCCGTCTTGCCAGAGCCTAAACCGTGATATAATAAAAGACCTCTGTATGGTGTGTAAAGATTCATATAATCTCGCACAATTTTTTGATGGGTTAAAAGGGAAAAATCGCCGTTTGTTTTTCCTATATCCTCGCAAGATATACTGTCTTTATTTTCTTGTAACTCGATACGATATGGCTCAAATATAGAATTAATAAAATTGACGAATATTTCTCTATCATTCATGTAATAACTAGAAACTTTGATATTGATAGGAGGAGATCTTTTAGGTAAGCGGTCATTTATATTCGTATCTCCAAACCTAACTACCGTTTCAGGTCCTAAAACAGCAATACCTTTTTCGATCTTTTTCGTTTTTCTTGCAACCACCTTTGGTGCCTTAATAGGGACTATTTCTTCTTCTTCTTCTTCGCCTTCTTTCTTTTCCTCAGCTCCTTCTTCCTCATCTTCTTCAATGATTAATAATTTTTTTACTGGGACCTTTTTAGCCTTTTTGACTATAGGTGGCGCTATTTCTGGAATCGGTTCTTCAGCGACGGCTGCCTTAACCATATTTTTCACAGAAACTTTTATTTGTTTACTCATAGTTAATTTATTTTTTAAAGCATTACGATCATAATTAAGTTGTGTTTCATCCACAATAATAGGTGCTTTTTTAACAGTTTTTTCTGCTATTTCTTCTTTTTCTTTTTCTTTTTCTTCTTCTTCTTTTTCGTCGACTTCTCCTTCTTCTAATTCTTCTACTTTTGCTACTTTGGCTACTTTTTTTGTAGGCAATGATTTTTCAATTTTCCCTTTTACAAGAACATCCACACGTTCTCTGTCATTGACAATTGGTTTAACCTTCATTTTTTGTTTTAATATTTCTAAAGGATTCATTACTTATATATTTTCAATATATAAATTTTTATAATTTTATGTATTGAGTATTGAAGATTTCTTTTATTCAGCGTTATTTAGATTAATATAACCCAACGCTTCATTACACGCAATTTGTTCTGCCTTACGTTTAATTTTATGTTGTCCTTCTCCCATAAATAAAAATATCTTACCTTTTTCAGCAATAACATCCTGTACAGCTTTAAAATTTTTGAATCGAGAAATATGCGTTGAATTACACGGTAATAAATTATGAATTTGTTGCCCTAAACATAAATATACGCCCATTTTATATCCTAAATCCATGTCATGTTCAATCTCCAAATAATGCGGTGTAACCTTGAATTCTTTTTGAATTTTAACTTGTAAAATATTTTTATAATTGTCATCATTTTGAATTAATTCAACCCAATCAATATGTTTTTCAAAAACACTCTCAATAAACTTCTGCGCCATTTGAAACCCAGGTCCAGTAACAAATATATCGGTAAACCAGTTACCCTCATCTTTTATAGAAACTTTATTGAAATCTAAAAAGAGCGCCCCTAAAAAGGACTCAAATAGGCATCCGAGTTTCTTCAAATTCGTGCGGATTTTCTTTTCCTCCGCATGTTTCGATAAAATTAACCATTTATGTAAGCCCATTTCCAACGCAATTCGTCCAATAGCCTCGTTTTTAACAATGGCGATTTTTTTCTCTGTCATAAACCCTTCATTTTCCTTTGGAAAACGCCTATAAAGATAATATTTAGTCACTAGTTCTACCACGCCGTCTCCCAAAAATTCCAACCGTTCGTTTGATTTGCTGCTTAATGGCATACAATCTGGCGGTCGTTCAACTATGGTAATATTTTGTTGGATGTTTTCAAAATTCGGCCTCTTGGTATAAGATCGGTGTACGAATGCTCTTTCATATAGAGCAATATTGTTAACGATGGGTGGCAGTCCATATTTAGTAAGAATAGATTGAACTTCGCTCAATGTAATCTTTTGGTTCAATGGATTATACGGATTAAATATTAATCCATCCTCGCCTCTGATGATATCATCGTCATAATTGATATTTTTAATGTCTGTCATTATATCTATTTTATATATTAATATGTAAAATGACTTTATATGTTTTATAAATATACATTATGGTTTTTATAAAGTAAATCATTCGAAACAACTTAGAAAAATGTGTGTATAGTATAGCAGTGGAATGCCTGTGGAGGTAAATGAAGAATGGCGAAATATAGAGAATTATTTGAATTATGAAATAAGTAATTTTGGAAAAGTTCGAAATAAAAATACAGGGAGAATACTAAAATATTGTAATAAAGCCGGTTATTGTGTTGTAGGTTTATCAAATATAAAAACGAATACTCATTTAGTTCATAGATTATTAGCAAAAACTTTTTTACCAAATCCTGAAAACAAACCACAAGTAAATCATATTGACAAAAATAGCTTGAATAACCATATTTCAAATTTAGAATGGAATACGTGTTTAGAAAATAATATACATAAAAGTAAGGGGGTTGCTCAAACTACTAATCAAAACATGCGTATTTATAGAATTGATATATCTAGTAATCAAATATTAGAAACATATAATTCAATCGAATTAGCTAGTAAATGGGTCTATGATAAAGGATTATCTACAAAATTGAATGCTGCCAACAGTTGTATTGGTAATGCGGTGCGAGGTGTAACTAATACCTCCTATGGGTATAAATGGGGTTTAGAAGAACAAACACATATACAAGATGAAATTTGGAAAGAGATTAAAATAGCCGATTTCAATTCTGAAAATTATTACATATCATCTTTAGGTAGATTTAAAAATAGCAAAGGAATTATTATGAAGGATTATAAACCTCATCATACTGGATATATTTATGTAAGAGTAAATCGTAAGAAATTTGGATTACATCGACTAGTAGCATTGACGTTTATTGATAATTTAGAAAATAAACCATTTGTAAATCATATAGATGGTAACAAGCTAAACAACTCTTTAGCCAATTTAGAATGGGTTACTTGTGCTGAAAATAATTTACATAATTATACAATTGGATTAAATAAGGGTAATACGCGAAAAATAATACAGTATGATTTAGAAATGAATGAAATTCAAAAATTTAATAAAATTAAAGATGCCTCAACACAATTAAATTTATCTTATACTTGCGTAAAAGCCGTATTAGTTGGAAAACAAAAAACAACTGGTGGATTTATATTTAAATATTTAGTTTGATTTATTGATTGTTAGATTGATTGATCAATTTAGAAAAAATAAAAATATTTTTGTAGTATATAAAATGGTGTATATGTCTGGTGGAAAAGCGGCTCGCAATCAAGCATCCATTGTAAATAGAACTAACACATGTGGTGGCCAAAAAAAGGCAGGTCTGGCTCCTCGTATTGGTTTTTTCATGCAAAGTAATCCTTCCCTTCGAAGAGCACCTCAAAGGTTGCCTCTTGTGTGTGTTCCTAACAGAACTATTCAAACACAATCTTATGGTTACCACGCTACTCACGGTGGAAACATGGGTTAAACATTTATATTTGTATGTCTAAAATTACAAAGTAAATAAGTATTTTCTCTCTAAAATGATTTAATAAGAAATTATTACATTATTAAATAGCAAATGTTTGTCAAGGTCGATATACGTGAACAAGAATTGATAACAAATATAAATCAGTTAATCGCAAATATTCCTCTATTCAAAGATATTAAGGTTGTTATAGAAACGTTACCGATCGGCGATATTATTATTTCAGAAGGGGACGACGATATTTTAATCATAGAGAGAAAATCAATAAACGACTTATCGGCGAGTATTAAGGATGGCCGATACGAAGAACAGTCGTATAGATTAAATGGATTAAATCATCCGAATCACAATATCATATATTTAATTGAAGGTGATGTGAACAAAATGAACCGGTTTAGAGATACTAAAATGGAAAAACTTACTTTATATTCTGCTATTTTCTCTCTGAATTATTACAAGGGTTTTTCCGTGATTAGATCATTTTCACTGGACGAATCGGCTATTTTTATTTGTAATACCGTAAATAAGCTAATCAAGGGAAAATCTGCTGATAAAAAGGCTTTTTATAGAAATCACATTATTCAACAACAACAACCAGAGCAACAACAATCTCAAGTTATAACAGAGTCAATTGTATTAAAAACGGAAGAACCTCCTTTAGAAAATGAACAGAACAACAACGATAATGATTATGTAGGTGTAATTAAAAAGGTTAAAAAAGAAAACATCACTCCTGATAATATCGGAGCAATTATGCTTTGCCAAATACCAGGCATAAGTTCAGTAACCGCGATAGCCATTATGGATCATTTTAAAACTATCCCACATTTACTAAAATCGGTAGAAGAGAATCAAACATGTCTACAAAATATTAGTTATACAAATACAAAGGGTCAATCAAGGAAAATTAATAAAACCTGTATAACAAATATTGTCAAATATTTACTGAAAAAATAAAAGTATAGTATATAAATGCAAAAGGAAATGATGAATTTATTTATATTTATTGGAATATGTTTTATAGCATATATATTATTTAGAAATCTAAATACGAATACTTTTAAAGAAGGGATGGATACACCAGCATCAACATCTTCTTCTTCTACCAGCGGTATTGCAGGAGGGGTTTCTACATATGCTGCTAATATAAAATCGCAAGTGATAACTATGCAAGATACTCTGTTAATTAATAAATATCGGTCTGACTATGAAACCGCTATTTTAAATATGGATGATTTGATAAACTGTTTAATGTTACAAACCGCATTATCGGTTGACCAATCAAACCCATTAGCAAAATTAACAGAACTTACAAAATTAGATGATGCCAAAAAAGCGTTAAATAGCGTAATGACTTTTGTAGATAAAAGTAAATAAATATTAAAAATAAAAATATTACACCTTTTAACATTTAAAACGCCTAATAAAAAAGAGGTTTTCCTCATTTTTATTTTTATTTTTATTTTTATTTTAATTAATTAAATTACATATCCCAATCAATAATCCACATTGTGCTACGAGAAATATCTCTCCAACTTCTTTGTTTCTCAATTTCTGCGTCAATTAAATCTTTAGGACATTGCTTTAAATACCACTTAGCACGAGGACCAGCCTTAATAATGACATTAGGTTTTTCGTTCATTTTATACGCAATTTCTAATATTCTCTCAAGACTTAGATTCTTATCTAATCCACTCTTACCTACACAACCTTCACCATTTGATGGGCGAAGGTTAGATTCGTGATATCCTAAATCAGTGCCAATACGTTTTTCTATCTGAGTAATGTGTTCCATTTTATTATATTTCAATTTATAACTTAAACTTAACATATAAAAGTATTTCAATTTTTTTAATTTATACTATTTTTTATTTTAACTAAAAATTTTATAATCGGCGTTTGAAATGTTAAAAGGTGTAAAAGTAAAAATATAACTAACATAAATATTATATATTTTTATAATATTTATATAACCTATTTAGGTGGCTTATTTTTAGATGTCTTATTTTTAGGAGCAACCCTTTTTCTTTTTATTGTTGAGGATTTTTTCATTGACGTTTTTAAGAATTTATTCAATACAATGTTAAATAAAGTATAATTTTCAATAAACATACTATGCGACGACCCTTCTTTAAAAATAAATACTTTTGGACGTTTATAATATTTTTTTTGATATATAATACTATCAAATGGAACAACACTGTCTTTACCACCAATAATTAATGTAGGTTTATCTATTTTGTTATTTTTGAACATTTTTTCCATATTTAGATCGTGTATTGTATCTATCAAAATATTCCCTAACACTTTATTATTAAAGAGCAATGTTCCATCAGATACCTTTTTAACAACATCAGAATGATTCTTATTGAATGTAGAAGTAAATAATTTATTTATAAATCCAGTTTTATACTTGTTTGCCTTTTTATTCGAACCATGAAATACATTTGTTATTTTATGTAATTCTGTATTATCATATACCGCGCCAGGTATTTGATGTATTGCTATAGCATTTTTAAATAATACTGGCGGCTCATCTACTATAATAAAATTTTTAAATTTTGATTCTCCGTATAAATGAATTATATTCCATACTATAGCCGCACCAATCGAGTGTCCTAATAAAGATATATTTGTAAAATTCCGTTTTTTAATAAATTCATAAACATCGGTAGCATATTGTTTTAATGTATTTCCATAATCATAATATTTATTATTATACCCACGGTTTAAAATGATAAATACTCGATAATATTTTATTAAATATTGATTTGTTAATAATATAGGACTCCATGTATCCGCAATATAGGACCATCCTGGTAATATAATAAGAATCCCTTTTTCTTCGTGTAATGGTTGTTGTTCATAAAAATAAATTTCTGAATCGTCAGTTGTATTTTCCATATTCATATTATAATGAGTCCAAGGTATCATTATAATATAATTATATTAAATTATAATCTTATCTATCTATCTATCTATTCTATCTATTCTATAGCTATTCTCACTTCATTTTCTTTATAATATCCCTTATCTACTAAGGATTGGGTATAATCCGCGCCACCCCAGTTTGGATCCATGGGATTCGGACTATGTAACATATTTTCTTGTTGGTGATCCATTCTATCTAAAGGTGTAGTAGTTCCAATATAATAAGAGGTTTGATCATGTGCTGGATATGAATTTGTATTATACGGAGGATCATTTCTTGTAGCATCTACTAAAAGAGTTGGATTTGGATACGCCAGAGCACCAGGGGTTCCCAAAGTACTTTCCATTATTGTATCTCCAGAAGAACTCGCAATACCTGGCTGTAATCCTCCTTGCGGTTCAGAAACGCTTGGTCTAACTTTGTAAACCGCATTACCTTGTGCGTCATATGTTTGTTGTAAATATAAAACAGGACACCTTATCCCTTGACTTCGTTGCCAATTCAAAAACTCGGTATAATCTTCTAAATTTTCAAATTCAACCGGATTGACTCCAGGGACCTTGGCAAGCTTTGAGTTGTATAAATAAAAGCTAGAACCTTTTTGTATTAATATATCTGGGCATCTAGTTTGAATATTATTGGTTAAACCCTCAGCATATTTAGGATCACTCATTTTTGCGTAAAAATATAATCCAATTAAAAAGACTAATATAGATAAATAAATAGGTAATGACATGTATATATATATTTAAAGATGATAAAATTATAAATGATTGTGTTTATTATTTTCTATTTATTATTTATTATTTTCTATTTATAATTTATAATGAAATTTTTACACATCGATCCTACAAATAATAAAAAAAATTCAAAGAATATCTTGACAGATGAATTAAATAATAATATTAACTCTGGTAAAAATGTATTTATGCTAGTATACATGGAACATTGTGGGCCTTGTCAACAAACACGTCCAGAATGGGAAAAAATACGAAACGTATTAGACACCAAATATGCAAATAACGATAATATACTTGTAGTTGACATAGACAAAGATTTAATACAAAATATTAAATCTATAAAAGAATACCAAATAAAGGGTTTTCCTACAATTAAATATATTTCAAAAAGAGGAAAATTTCAAGAGGATTTTGAAGATAGTGACGTAAAAAATAAAGACAGAACGATTGATGCTTTTGTCGAATGGATTAATTCGAAAAATAAAGAATATATAGGAGGTAGAAAAAGATATATTCGTACCAGAAAGAATAAATCTAGAAGAACAAAATCTAAACGGACAAAAACTAGAAAGAATACATCTAGAAAGAATACATATAGAAAAAATAAATAATATTATATAATTATATAGTTATATAGTTATGTACGAATATTTTATAGAAATTATAGTAGGATTGTTATGTGGGTTATCTATGGGAGTAACAGGTATCATCCCCATGGGAATAGTGATATTTTTATTAGATTTATTTAAAATTGAAGAGTATAAAACGGTTATAGGGTCTATGCTTTTTGTATTAGTATTTCCTATATCAATCGGATCTGTATATGAATTTTATAAAGCGAAACAAATTAACTACAAATTAAGTATGATTGTCTTAGCTTCTATACTTATTGGTAGTACAATTGGCTCTAAAATAATATTAGATCCTAAAAATCCAATAAGTAATAAGACTATGAAATATATATCATCCGCAATAGGGTTTGCGTCAGGTATTATGTTTTTAACAGCAGCAATGAAATAAAAATAAATTCATTTAATTTAAATAAAAATTGAATAAATTAAACAAGATAAATGGAAGTTAATATAATAAATTAACAATGGAACATACCTTCAGAATTTTCGATTTTAACGTATATAATGACAAAAGTTCATCAAGTGACGCATCTAGTAGCGATGATGAACAAAACGTCTATAAGGACTCCTCCACTTTTATGATACAAATGTTTGCCGTAAATGAAAATGGGAAAACAAGCTCTATCATTGTGGACGGTTTTAAACCATTCTTTTACGTCATGGTAAATGATACATGGAATATTCAAATGAAGGATAGCTTTCTAGATCATATCAAGTCAAAAATTGGAACATATTACGAAAAATCAATCACTGAATGTATTATTATAAAACGTAAAAAATTATACGGATTTGACGGAGGAAAAGAGCATAAATTTATCAAATTTGAATTCTCTAGTATTGGTGCTTTCAATAAAGTAAAAAATTTATGGTATACAGAATATACTCGCGGATATACATTGTTACCAAATGGATACACCTTTAATAATACAAATATAAAATTATATGAGTCAAATATTCCCCCTTTGCTAAGATTCTTTCATATTAAAGATATTAGTCCTTCAGGGTGGGTAGCGTTACCAAAAAAGAAAACAATCGAACTTACAGGAGAATCAAAAAAAACTACATGTGATTCAGAATTTAAAATAAATGTCAAGTATATTTTACCGTTAAATGATATGGAAATTCGTGTTCCATACAAGATCATGAGTTTTGATATTGAAGCAAGTAGTAGTCACGGTGATTTTCCAGTGCCAATCAAATCATATAAAAAATTAGCAACCAATATTATTGAATATTTTGAAAATTTGAATATGGAGATGACAAAAGAATTATGTAAAAATATGTTAAAACAAATCATATTCGCCGCGTTTGGTTATGAAAACATGACCGAAATTGATTTAGTTTATCCCAAAACAACTCCTAAATCAAAAGAAGAGGTTGAACAAATGTGTGAAAAATGGTTATCATCTCAAGTGAGAAATATAAGTAAAAGCTCGGACTACGTAGAAGCAACTACAATGGAAGCTTATTTTGAAAAACTTGGAGGGAATGAGGACGACAATGAACTCGATAATGAATATAAACATTACGTAAAATCATATACAGATAAAAAGGCAACCATTATTGATATTTTATGCGATAAAAAATATGAAAGAGATGGAAAATTAATTGAATTAAATGTGTCGTTAAATGCGAATTTTCCAAAATTAGAAGGTGATAAGGTAACATTTATTGGATCAACGTTCATGAAGTATGGTGAACAGGAACCATATATGAATCATTGTATTGTTTTGAACACATGTACCGATATGCCAATTGAAAATAGTATTCTCGAAAGCTATAAAACAGAAAAGGAAGTGTTATTGGCATGGCAAAAGTTAGTTCAAAAAGAAAATCCGGATATTATTATTGGTTACAATATATTTGGCTTTGATTATGAATTTATGTTTAGACGATCAGAGGAAAATAATTGTGCTGCGGAATTCTTGAAATTATCTAGAAATATCGATGAGATTTGTGCTACAAAAGATAATGAAACTGGTAAATTTAAAATAGAAGAAAGTAGTGTTAAAATTGCTAGCGGTGATCATGATTTAAAGTTTATTAAAATTAATGGCCGCTTACAAGTGGATATGTATAACTTTTATCGTCGAGAAGCTAATTTAACAAGTTACAAATTGGACTACGTTGCTGGTAATTTTATTGGTGATTTTGTTAAAACCTTTGATTATATAGAGTCTGATATACATTCGGATATAGTACCAGAAACTGAAATTAAAACAGCCAATATGACCGGATTATTAGTAGGTAGTTATATCCATTTTGAAGAAATAGGTCATACGGTAGATTATTATGATAATGGAGCGAAGTTTTTGGTTACATATGTAAATAAAAAAGACTGTAAATTCAAAATTAATGGAATCATTAAACCTGATACAAGTAAAAAAGTCCGATGGTGTTTGGCAAAAGATGATGTAACCCCAAAAGATATTTTTAGAATGACAAATGGTACAGCTGATGATAGATCTGTGATTGCGAAATATTGTATTCAGGATTGCAACTTGGTTCATTATTTGTTTAATAAATCGGACGTTCTTACCGGATTTATTGAAATGGCGAAAATTTGTAGCGTGCCAATTAATTTCCTAGTTATGAGAGGTCAAGGAATTAAACTGACCAGTTATATTGCGAAAAAATGTAGAGAAAAGCGCACTTTGATGCCAGTTATAGAAAAGGGTAGTCTAGAGGATGTATATGAAGGCGCCACAGTTCTAGATCCAAAATGTGATTTATATTTGGATAATCCTGTTGCGTGTGTAGATTACGCATCTCTTTATCCTAGTTCAATGATTAGTGAAAATTTATCACATGACAGCAAGGTGTGGTTTAAAGAATATGATTTAGCTGGAAATCTAATTAAAATATATGGTGAACAAGACGCAAATGGGAATTTTATTTATGATAATTTGCCTGGATACGAGTACGTAGATGTTACATATGATACATATAAATCGATTAGAAAAACGCCTACATCGACTCCTGAAAAAATTTTATCAGGTTCAAAAATTTGTAGGTTTGCGCAGTTTCCAGAAGGGAAAGCAATTATGCCTTCTATTTTAGAAGAATTGTTGATGGCTAGAAAAACCACGCGAAAATTAATTCCTCTACAAACAGACGAATTCATGAAACAGGTGTTAGATCAACGTCAGATAGGTTATAAACTAACAGCTAATTCGCTTTATGGAGGATGTGGTGCCAAAACATGCACCTTTTACGAACAAGATATCGCCGCGTGTACAACCGCAATTGGTAGAAAATTATTAATTTATGCGAAAAAAATAATAGAAAATTGTTATGGAAATCGAATTTGCCCTACGCTAAATTATGGAAATGTAGTAACGCGCGCCGAGTACATATATGGTGACACGGATTCAGTATTCTTCACATTTAACTTACAAACGCCTGAAGGCAAACCAATTCGAGGTAAGGAAGCATTAGAAATTACAATTGAATTGGCCCAAGAAGCCGGACATTTAGCATCTAGTTTCTTGAAAGGTCCGCATGATTTGGAATATGAAAAAACGTTTATGCCATTCTGTTTATTATCGAAAAAGAGATATGTTGGCATGTTGTATGAAACAGATCCAAATAAATGTAAACGAAAAGAAATGGGTATTGTATTAAAACGTCGTGATAACGCACCTATAGTAAAAGATATATATGGCGGCATTATTGATATTTTAATGAAAGAGCAAAATATTCAAAAAGCAATCGATTTCTTGAAATCTTGTTTACAAAATATTGTTGATGAAAAATATACCATTGATAAATTAATTATTACAAAATCGCTGCGTTCTGGTTATAAAAATCCTAAATCGATCGCTCACAAAGTTTTAGCAGATAGAATTACCGCAAGAGATCCTGGAAATAAACCTAGTTCAGGTGATAGAATACCTTATGCCTATATTAATAATAGTAATAAAAAGGCATTACAATGTGACAAAATAGAAACCCCTACATTTATTAGAGAGAATAATTTAAAAATAGATTATTCCTTTTACATCACAAATCAAATAATGAAACCTGTTCAACAAGTATTTGCGTTAGTTTTAGAAAAGATTTGGGAAAATAATAAAAAACTGTCAAAGATCTCAAAATTTAAAAAAGAGGTTGATATATTGCGTAAGAATACTGTTCCGGAAAAATTTGAAGATAAATTAGAACAATTAAAAAATAAAGAAGTAAAGGCTTTATTATTTGATGAATATCTACGAGAAACCAACAATGAAAAGGATGGCGTTCAAAGTTTAAAGAAATACTTTGGAGCAAAATAATGTATATAAGGTATAATATATAAGATATAATAAAAATTTTATAAAATATAATAAAAATTTTATAAAATATGAACAAATAATATATGTCATCCTTTCAATTTTTAATATTGTTATTGGCAGGATTAGCATTATTATTATTATTTTGTTTAATTATTTTTTTTTGTAAAAATTAAGTATTTTACACTTTTTAACATTTCAGTTGCCGATTTTTTTATAAAAATTGTATGCGTGTAAATCTTCAATTTCATTAATATTATATATTTTAAACTGTTCATCTACATTTTCATTTATATTTCCTTTAACATCTGCTCTTTGTCTTGTTCGAATATATCTATATTCAGGCAATGTTTTACATTTGTAATGATTTAATTGAATAACATCAAAATCAATATTATCATTAAATGGACCATTAATAATAGTATTATTTGTTGACTTTGTATATCCGCGTGAAAATGTTACACTGTGACATTCATTAAAACGTAAAAAATAATCCTTTTTAAATAAAGTTTTTATATGCACATTACCTTTTTTTTCACACATGGTAAAACGAATGGTATTAGGTTCATTTGTTTTGTTTGATCTTCCAGATGAGCCAAAAAATCTCCAATTCATACCTATACCTTGACAATTACCTACTATATATTCTTTGATAAAATCACAAATATTTTCATGTTTTTTCAAAACAATAAATTCGTCAATATCGATATGTGCTACGTGAGTTATATTAGCTCTGAATAAATAATTTTTTATAAAATTATCTAATGCTACATATTGAACTGGTTTATTATAATTATTAAACGGCAAATGTATAAATTTTATATTATCTTTATATTTATGAAGCATTATTTCATATGTAGGTCTATCTTCATTATCATATAAAAATATATATTTAAAACCTAACGCTAAATGGTATTTTACAAATTCTTCAATATAATCATGTTCTTTTTTTGCTATACATACAATTACAGGATACATTTGAATATATATATATATTATTTTAATTATTATTATTATTCAGTAAATATAAAATAAATATTTACAAAAATGTAATATTTGGTGTTTGAGATGAGAAAAGGTGTAAATCTTTTTTCTATTTGTAAATGATTCTATAATTCCCTCGCTCACCGTCGCCTTTGGATCGCTCCAAAAATCCATTCTAATAATGATTGAAGTATTTTGGAGGAAAACGTAGATTTAATCGAAGTTTTCTGATTATATTCTGAAGACTTTAGTCGAAGGAATATGAATAAAATTGATTATGAATATTGAATTTGAATATTGAATATTGAATATTTTCACATATAATTGTTATTTTACACACGTGTAGACCTTAATGGTGCGCGCTTTACTGCCTTTTTATTAACTAATCCTTGAAACATTTGAGAAACCATATTTTTAATTTCTTGTACTGAGGTTTCCAAGCTCCATACACGATCGGTTAGTTCATCTACATCAGCCGTATTATTATCAACCTGAGTTTCACTATTATTATCATCGTCATCATTGTTATCGTTGTTATCGTTGTTATCGT